GTCAGTTTCCGTTGCCTTGCCATAATAAAACCTCCTGGTTTGATGTTTATCTTACCATCGTTCCAGGAGGTCGTTTCTTTTACCTTTACACAGAATTGTTTATACTACCAAGAGCCCTCACGGGCTCTCCTCTTATTGATTTTTGCTGTTGGCGTTATTTGTAGTTCTGTGTTTCTAAACCAAGCGAAGCTTTTAATCCAGCCTGAAGCACCTGTGAAAAATTAAGTTTCTTTGCTTCAGCGAGATTGTTTAGCCATATAGGAATAGTAACGTTTTTCTTTACGCTGCCGGCGACTTTCTTTTCTCTGTATATCGGCATCCAAACATCAACAAGCATGACAGATTGATTGGATTCTAATTGTATATCAGAGGTTTTTGAAGGCACGGGAATATTATTGTTTAATTCCTCATTGCCGGAAAGCCACGAGCCAAGCGCATCGCGGGCCATATATACGGCCTTGTCCTGATTATCAGCTTCGGAAATGCAGCCGGGTAAATCAGGAAAAGTTATACTGATTCCGTCGTCTTCATAAGTGAAGACGGCAGGGTACACTGCCAAATCTTTATTCATGTTCTCCCTCCCACTCCTTGGATTTGCTCTCTATCATAATTCGCGGGGCGGGCATCCGCCCCGCTTTGGATTATCTTATTTCATCAATGCCTGTCTGGCGTCTTATTGCAGCCAGGGTTCCGGTTTTCAGGTCTTTGCCGCCCGAATGAGGAACTAGTGTTGTGGCCTTTGTCAAAGGATCGTAGAAGAACTTGTGGCTTCCATTACCCTGATCTTTTTCGATCCATCCGTGCCGCTTAAGAATTTTTTCAACTTCTTTTGGCTTTATATTCTCACCACCTTTTAACCTCAATGCGCATATTATATACGCATTAATAACACAAGTCAAGCATATTTTATCAGTACGCATAAAAAAGAGTATTCAATAAAATTATATACTGTCCGGAGTTTGGTTCTTGGTTAGGTTAGCAAAACAAATATAATGGTAGCATCGAGCAACACAATGAGAGCCTGCCGATGTGGCGGGCTTATTTTTGTCTGGAGGTGCAGACCTTGCGGCTGGTTCAGCCGATCCGTTCAGTGACAAAAATTAAAAAGATGAAAGAGGCCGCGGCTGCTTCGTCGCCGCGCGACGCAGCATTGCTTGAGGTCGGTTTCCAAACGGCGCTGCGGATCCAGGACATTCTTTCGCTGCATGTCGGAGACGTAGCTACTTGCGATAGAGGGAAATGGAAGGTCTCCTTTTACATCAGGATCACAGAAATGAAGACCGGCAAGCAAAAGTTTATCAAGTTGGTTCCGTCTGCGCGTCAGGCTATTTGCTCTCAGCTGGAGAATCTTGAGCATAAAAACAATCACGGCGATTGGTTGTTTCCGTCCCGTGTTCACGGTGGTGACAAGAGCCTTAGCCGCTGGCAGGCCGCAAGAATGATCAAAAAGTTTGCGAAAGAAGCAGGAGTAACAGAACCTGTAAGCTGCCACAGCTTGCGTAAATCTTTCGGCTATCACGTTTTTCATAACGGTGTTGACGTAATGTATTTAAAAGAAATCTATAATCATGCCGATATTTCCATTACGAAAAGATATATCGGCATTACGCAAGATGATATAAACACTGTCTATCAGAAGGCTGGCATGATTTATGGCTAACCAGACTTTCATTGGTCAGACTTTCAGATTTTGCCAACCGTCTGCCGTACCTTCGATGCCATGCAATAACGCAGATATAGAGAGAATTTGTGGACGTTCTTTGCGGGACGTGTAGAAATGCACCACAATGTAAGATATGGTGCATTTGAGGGGTTGAATGGGCGCGGCGGCGAGGTTGTTACAAATGGATTGCATTTTGATTATGTATAGGAGTTGATGTGCATGCCAAAGGCAGCGCGGCATCCATGCCGTCATCCTGGTTGCCATAACCTGGCGGACGCCGGCAACCCTTACTGCATCGAGCACCAGGCGGACAAAGCACAGCATTATGCAACATACAATGCGTCGCGGCCAGAGCGTCACGAGGTGTACCGCTCACAGCGGTGGCGGCGGCTGGCAGCCATGCAGCTGAGGCGTGAACCTTTGTGCCGGATGTGCAGCGCGCGCGGCGTGATCAAGACAGCCGAGGTAGCTGACCATGTGTGCGAGTTGGAGGACGGCGGCGCTCCATACGACCCAAGCAACCTCCAAAGCCTTTGCCGCGCTTGTCACAACGCTAAGAGCGCCGCGGAGCGGGCGCGGCGGGCTGGTCGAGGCTGACCCCCAGGGGGGAGTCAAATCCCTGGTCGCTTTAGTTGCGCGAGCGGCCGAGAGAAAAGAAAATATGCGCCCGATTTGCGCCCAAATGTGGGCAAATAGGGACTTATGAACAACACGGATTTTGGCTGTGGGCTGTTGTGGAAAAATCAGGATTTTTAGAGCCGCTGGACGCTGGTTCGGCGGCTTTTCGTTTGCGGATTTGCAGGCAATTTGCAGTTTTCGCGCGTTCACCGGCGTTCGCAGCGATTTGGTGCTGCGGTTTTGCAGCGGATTGCTGCTTTTGTGCAGCGGATAAAATTTCGCGTTCGCGAAGCTTTTGTTTTCGGACTCAAAGACAGTTTTTTATGTTCGCGGTGGTTTAGTGCAGCGGATTTATGGCTTTTATACGAAATTTACTGGTCCGGCCTGTTGGCCGGGCTTTTTTATGAGGTGATCGAATGGGGTAGGTCGCAAACCAAAGCCGGCGGCTCTTAAGGCTCTGGGCGGACGTTCTCATAAGAAAAAGGAGGCGCCGCTCAAGGTCCTTGAGGTGGACGCGCCGGAGAATTGTTCGCACGAGTACATTCCCACTACAAAAGAGCTGTGGGACAGCCTGGTATCGGCCGGCGTTTGCAGAGCCAGCGACAGGCTGGCTTTTGCCCAAATGGAAGTGATACTGGAAATATTCCAGGAGGCCCGTCGCAACATCAAGCTGCGCGGCGTCGTTATCAATCGCGGCGTTCCGAAGAAGGACAAGGACGCGAAAAAAAAGCAGGTTCCCGGCACGGAAGCCGAAAACGCGGCAGAACGCGATCTGCGCATTGGCGCGGATGGCAGCCTGATCGACAACGGACCGACCGAAAAACTTGAACTTTCTCCTGAAGAACGCGAAATGTTCGAGAGGTTCAAACAGGGAGACGCTCTTGTCGGAAGGCCGAGTCCGGCGCTTGAGGACGCCATCAGCGATTTCATTAAAAAGAAAATCATGGAAGAGGACAACGTCGACGCCGATATTGCAGAGGCTGAAACAGCGGCTATGGGGCCCAGCGGAAAGGCGGGACGCGGCGAACGACTTAATCCTGCGGTCAAAGCGCTGCTGCAAGCCAACGAAGCGCTGCTGCGGCTTGAAACAGAGTTCGGGCTGACGCCATCCTCAAAGCGGCGCACGATGCAGCCGATCGATGCATCCGAAAACAAAGGCGAAACGGAGGAAGACCGCTACGAGGCCTTCCGCAACAGGAAGTTCCGTCATGACGGCTAAGCTGACGGGGCTCGGCGTTCCGAAGGAGAATTCCTGCAAGTGGGCGCTGCGCTATATGGACGCAGTTATAAACGAAAAGATACCGGTCTGCCACTGGGTCAAGATGTCGGTAGCCAGACACATTGAAGATCTCAAGACGGCGGGCAAGCGCGGCTTTTATTTTGACGAAGGCGCGGCGCAGGATATTCTGGATTTCTTTTCGTTCCTGCATCTTTCGAAAGGCAGCTGGGGCGGCAATCAGTTCATTCTGGCGCCCTGGCAGCAGTTTTTTCTGTACGTGCTGTTCGGCTGGCTCGAAAAGAAGGACAAACGCCGGCGGTTCCGCATCGGCTACCTCGAAGTCGGCAAGAAAAACGGCAAGACGACGCTGGCGGCCGGCGTGGGACTTTACATGCTGGATTCGGACGAAGAGAACGGCGCGGAAGTTTACAGCTTCGCGACTAAGCGCGATCAGGCCAAGATCGTACACGAAGAGGCTAAGAACATGCTGCGGCAGTCGCGGGCTTTGTCGCGAACCATCAAGTTCGGCAAGGGGCTGGACTCCAATATCTATGTGCCGGAGACAGGCTCGAAGTTCGCGCCGCTTTCAAGCGACCACGACAGCAACGAAGGCATCAATACATCCTGCGGCATCGGCGACGAGATACACGTCTATAAGGACCGCGGCAACTGGGACGTTGTGGAAACCTCAATGGTCACACGCAGACAGCCGCTGCTGCTCGGCATCACTACAGCCGGCGTAAATCAGCAGGGCGTCTGCCGGCAGATCCACAACCATCTGGAGCAGATACTCGATCGCGTGATCATAGACGACCGCATGTTTGGCATGATTTTCACGCTGGACGAAGGCGACGACTGGCGCGACGAAGTAAACTGGGTAAAACCGAATCCCAATCTCGGCGTCAATATCGAAGCGGACGCCTTGAGGCCTAAAGCTCTCAGAGCGCAGCAGATGCCGTCGGCAGTAAACGCTTTTCTGCGCGAACACATGAACGTGTGGACAAATGCGGAAAGCGCCTGGATGACGATAGAATCCTGGCGCGCCAGCGCCGGCATCGTCGACGCCAAAGCGCTAAATGGCCATGAATGCTACATGGGCATGGACCTTTCGACTACTACCGACATTTCGGCCATTAGTATGGTGTTTCCAATGGGAGACGGGACATATCAGGCTCTGTTTGAGTTCTGGATCCCGGCTGCCTGCATGGAAGCCAGGGTCACGCGAGACAGGGTGCCATATGACGTGTGGGTGCGCGAAGGATATGTACACGCGACGGACGGAAATTCCATCGACTACGATTTTATCGAGCACCGCATTTTGGAACTGGCGAAGATCTACAAGATAAAGGAGATTGCCTTCGACCCGTACAACGCCACTGAAATTACAAATCATTTGATCGAGCAAGGGCTTGAGATGGTGAGCTTCCAGCAGGGCTTTCTCTCGCTGTCGCCGCCCACTAAAAAAGTTGAGATCCTGGTGGCCGACGGCAAGCTCCATCACGGAAACAATCCGGTCATGAACTGGATGATAACGAACGTGATCATCCGCGAGGATCCTGCCGGCAACAAAAAACCGGACAAGGCCAAGAGCCGCGAAAAAATAGACGGTGTGGTGGCGCTGATCATGGCGGTGGGCCGCGCGATCGGCGGCGAAGGCAAGGGCCCCAGCGTCTACGAGTCGCGGGGCGTGAGAGCGCTGTAAAGGAGAATGGACGTGCCAATAATTTTTACTGACAAGTACGGCAATCGCTTTAAGTTTGAAGACAACGACGACAGTCGCGTAGAGGCGTCGGGCTATTACGACGGAGCAGACGACGCCTGCTTTGTGTCCGGCAGCGTTGTGTCTATCCCGGTCGACTTCAACGTGATGTTGGAAGACGTGGTGTACGCCATACGCAAAGCGCTGAATGAAGTGGCTGCGGCTTTCGTCAAGAAGATAGCGAAAATATTTGAACCGTGGATAAAAGATGCAGCGTCGGATTTGGCCGGCGCGCGCGACTCCGTTCACGATTTTAGCGCGTGGCGCGAGCGCGCGAAGTTCGACGAAGCGCGGCGGGCGGTCGAGGCCGCGGCGCGTCCGGTGTTCGCAAAGACGGCTTATAAGCGGTTGGCGCGTAAGGTGAGGTTTGGCCGCTGGGCGGCGCCGGACAGGATTGAATAATTATGTTGGTTGAAAATACTCTCTTTGGTGTTCGCGACAAGGTCAAAGACGCTTTGGACATGCTGCGCATGTTTGAACCTAAGGAAGGGTATTACGTTGCGTACAGCGGCGGCAAGGATTCTACTGTAATCCTCGACCTAGTACGGCGCTCTGGCGTGCGATATGACGCTCATTACAACATTACGACGGTGGACCCTCCAGAGCTGGTAAGATTTGTTCATTCACAGTCAGATGTTCAATGCAATAGTCCAGAGATTTCGATGTGGGAGTTAATACCTAAAAAATTGTTGCCACCTACACGAATTGTCAGATATTGTTGTGTATATCTTAAAGAACGATCTGGAGGTGGACGCCGAATAATTACCGGTGTCCGGTCTGATGAAAGTCTAAAACGAAGTAAACGGCGGCAGATAGAGGCCTGCATGAAGGACGAAACAAAAACATATCTGCATTTAATTTTTCATTGGACAACAGAGGATGTCTGGCAGTACATACATGAACATAATTTGCCGTATTGCTCTTTGTACGACGAAGGTTTCTCTCGCATAGGCTGTATTTGTTGTCCAATGAGTGGTTCAAAACAAATGTTAAGAGATGCAGAGCGATGGCCAAAGTATAAATCTCTATATATTAAAGCTTTTGAAAAGATGCTTTCTGTGAGAAGAGCCAAAGGCAAGGATGATAAGTGGCGTAACGGCCAAGATGTTTGGGATTGGTGGACACGAAATACTGATAAAGAACCTGACTGCGAAGGTCAAACAACGATATTCGAGTAGTTTTTAATCTGAACCTGATCGCCGTTAGGCGAAGGGGCGCGAGGTTGTTGATCGCGCCGTCGTCCGGACTTGATTAAGATTTGTCCGGATTTGCGGAGAGGCTTTGGGCTTCTCCGCTTTTTTATGCAGAAAGGAGATGAGCCTATGTGAATAAATCCAAGAGTTTAAGCCTGATGACGCGCATCAAGGCGGCTTTGAATGCAGCCATTACGGTGGACCCGGACACTTACGAGGGCAAATGGCTGCTGGGGCTGCCTCTGTATTCGGCTCTTTCGGCGGCCGGAGTGGAGGTGTCCGAGGAGGACGCAATACGCGTGATGGCTGTGTATGCCTGCATACGTGTTATTTCTGCGGAAATTTCGGCATCACCTTTGCATTTCATGCGATGGTCCAAGGCGGGCAAAGAGCGGCTGGAAAACCGCATGTCAAATCTGCTGCGCTACGAGCCTAACTCCGAGATGACGGCGTCGGATTTTAAAAAGACGATGCAGCTCAACATGGAGTTATGGGGAAACGCCTACGCGGAGATCATCCGCAGCCGCGCGGGCGAGGTGCTGAGCCTGTGGCCGATTCCGTCGTGGCGCGTGACGGAAAAACGCAACGACGCAGGCAAGCTCGAGTACCACGTGATCGTGGGCAAGGGTGAAGTCGTGCTGCCGGAACATAAGGTGCTGCACTTGCGCTCTATCTCGAACGACGGGCTTGCCGGCTGGCGGTTCGTCGAGCTTGCTAAGAACGCGCTGGGTCTGGCGATCGCCACGGAGACCTACGGTTCGCAGTTTTTCAAGTACGGCGCGAACGCCAGCGGTATTGTGACTTATCCCGGGCAGCTGGGCGAAGACGCCTGGACAAGGTTCAAGGCTTCGTTCAAGGAATCATACGAGGGGCTGACGAACGCGCAGCGGCTCATATTTCTGGAAGACGGCATGAAGTTCGAACAGCTGACGATCCCAAACGACGCGGCCCAGTTTTCGGAGACGCGCACGAACCAGATGCTGGAAATATGCCGTTTTTACGGCGTGCCGCCTCACAAGATAGGCATTCTGGACCGGGCGACGTTCAGCAATATCGAACAGCAATCAATGGAGTTCGACAGCGACTGCATCCTGCCGCGCGTGACGCAGTGGGAAGAGGAATGCCGCCGCGTGCTGCTGACGCAGTCAGAGAAGGACGCCGGTTACTTTTTCAAGTTCAATCTGTCGGCCAAGTATCGCGTAGCGATGGGCACGCGCACAGTCTATTACAACGCCATGAGGCAAAACGGAATCATGAACGCGAACGAGATACGCGATATCGAGGATATGAACCCCATTCCGAAGGAAGACGGCGGCGAGGCCTATCTCGTGAACGGAAATATGGTGCCGGTGACTACCGCCATGAACGGGCAGACTGCGAAGCAAAGCGGCGGAACAGCGCTGCCTGACGGGCAGAAAGCGGAAAAAGCCGAGAAGGCTTTGAACGCGCTGTTTCCGGAAGAAGGAGACAAGGGAGGGGCGTTATGAAGAAGAACATTTTCGATACTTTGGCGCGAGGGGCGCCTCTGTTTTTCAGACAGGGAGACGGGATCCTCAATTACGTCGAAAGCTGGCTCGACGAGCCGAAGGATGTGAGAGAGGCCGCGGCTCTGGACCTTGACGGCGCTTCGGTGATGAACGGACGTATGACGATACGGCTCCATACAATCGTGAGTCCTAATTTTGTGCAGTACGTTCATTCGCTTGAATCGAACTACAACGGCAAGATCGCCGGCAAATGCGGCGAGCTGATGGTATCGCTGGACACTAACGGCGGTTACGTTACGGACGGGTTTGAAGCAATAGACGTGATACGCGAATGGAACAGAACGCGCGACGTCAAATTTTCCTTTGCCGGAGCCGGGGCCGTCTATTCAATGGGCGTGCCTCTGCTTCAGGCAGGCTACAGGCGTTATTCGTATCCAAACACGCAGTTCCTGATCCATTCGGTGTCCGGGCTGGCCTTAGGAACGATGTCAGAAATAGAAGACACGCTGAAATCCGTGCAGATGCTGCAAAAGTCTATCTGCGACACGCTGCGCTCCAGGTCCGGCATGTCCGAAGAGGCGGTCAACGCTCTGCTGTCGCGGGATTCTTTCTTTACCGCCGAAGAGGCTCTGTCTATGAAACTGATAGACGAAATATTGCCGACAGAGGCGGAGGAACCGGAAGAACCGGACGACGGCGAAGACGGCGCGAACGACGAAGAAAACAAGGCGGAAAAAGGCAAGGCTGCGGCCACGAATATGACCGAAGCTGCGGAAAGGGAGCGCGTACTGCGCGACCTGGAATTGAAAATCATGGAGGCGATGTAGTTGAACAAGAAAGACAGACTCAAGGCGCTTTTTGCGCAGATGAAGGACATGAACGAAGGAAAGACCGCGTTCGACCAGACGCAGTGGGATGCGCTCAAAGCCGAGGCCGATAAGCTGAAAGGCGAGATCGAGGCCGAGGCCGTAAGAGACGCGGCGGTCGGCGAGCTCAATAATTTCCTCAACGAACCGGAAGAGACGCCGGTCGCACTGAGGCTGACGGACGAGACACCGCGTGACCGCAACGAGAGGCCGTTTCATTCTCTCGGTGAACAGCTTCAGGCTGTGGCGGCTCTTGCGGGCAGGAACGAAGCCGGCTATCCCGTAGACCAGGCAGAAAACAGACTGAGGGCCGTAAATGCGGCCAGCGGAGTTTCAACCTCGGTGGCCGGCGAAGTTGGCTTTCTGGTGCAGACGGATATCGCGGCCGGGCTTCGCAATACGGCGATGGACACCGGCGTGCTGGCCTCCCGCGTAGACCGTATGCAGATCGGGCCTAACTCTGACGGTATGGAGTTCTACGAAGTCGAAGACAAGGATAAGTCGCAGGGACCGTGGGGCGGTTCGTTCAGAGTATACCGTAAGGGCGAGAAGAGTGTGATGGAGACTACAATCGGCCTCAACACCAAGCCCCGTGAAATTCGCCTGGAGGATATGTACGGACTGCTTTTCGTAACAAACCGCACGCTGCGCGACACAGTTGCGCTGACGTCGTTTATTAACAGGGGATTTTCCGACAACTTCTCCTGGAAGCTGGACAACGAAATCTGGGAGGGCAACGGTTCCGGACAGTGCCTAGGCATTATGAATTCGCCGGTGCTGGTAACGGTGGCGAAGGAAACCGGTCAGGCGGCTGGCACCTTGACTGTGAATAACATCCTCAAGATGTTTTATTCCATGCCGGGACGTTATCTGCCGAATGCGGCCTGGTTTGTTTCGCAGGTAGGCGTGCAGGAGATACTGCCGACTCTGACGATAAAAGATCATCCCGTTTATATGCCCCCGACCGGACTTGCCGGCGGCATGTACGGCACGCTGCTGGGGCGTCCCATTATTCCCATCGAACAGGCGCCGGCGCTGGGCAGCAAGGGCGACATTGTGCTTGCCGATTTCAAGCAGTATCTGATGGTCGAAAAGGGCGGCACGGAGATGGCAACTTCTATCCACGTGAAGTTCCTGACCGACGAGACTGCGTTCCGCTTCATCATGAGGAACAACGGCCAGCCCTGGGACAACGCGCCCATTACCACTGCCAAGGGCAACAAGAAGATGTCTCCGTTCATTACGCTGGCGGAGAGGGCATAGGAGGCGATCCAATTGAGATTTCCATTTGCTGAAAAGTGCAAGAACATTATAGCGATCGCGCCTGTTGCGGCAGACGCAAGCGCCGCCAGACAGGGCGATTGGGTTTCCTTTGCGGGAACCGGCCGTATTTTCGTCGAAGTCGTGATCTCGCAGAAGAACGCGGCCACTTCGAAAATTACGCTGCTTCAGGCAACCGACAACGCGGGGACCGGGTCCAAGGCGATTTCCAACGCTGTGCCTATCTGGGCTAATCAGGACGCGAGCGCGAGCGAGGTACTGACCAGGCAGGACAACGCGGTCGATTTCACCACCGATGCGGCGCTGAAGGACAAGGTCGTGGTATTCCAGCTTGACCCTGACGAAGTGCTCGATACGCAGAACGGATTCAGCCACATTTCCGTCTCCGTAGGCGCGTCGAACGCGGCCAACATCGTGAGCGCTAAATATGTGGCAACGGACCTGCGCTACGGCGCGCAGGAAGCGCCCTATCTGACTGAGTAGCCATGTTCATCAAACGCAAAAACGGCGAGACTATTGCCGTTTCCGATAAGCTGGGCGGGCTGATGGTCAAAGCCGGGCTCGGCAAAAGAGTTGCGGCTGCCGAGGATAAGAAACTGTCCGAGGAACTGACTTCCGAAAGAGAGGAAAAATAAATGTCGGAGATAACGGCGCTCGGCATTATCACTCTCGACGAAGCAAAGAAGCACCTGCGCGTGGACTATGACGCCGACGACGCCGTTATCACGACGCTGATCTCCGCCGTCATTCAATTTGCCGAGTATTACCAGAACCGCATATACATTGGCGACACGACGGCGGAGACCAACCCCGCCGAGGCAATGCCGGAGATGGAGAAGGCGGCCTGTCTGCTGCTGCTGGGACACTTGTACGAACATCGCTCAGCCGTGAATATCGACAGGCTCAAAGATTCCGCAACAGAAGTGCCTCTCGGAGTGCGCGCGCTGCTGGACAAGAGGAGGTTGATCCCGGTATGAACCCAGGAGAACTGAGCGAGCGGGTGACGCTGCTTAAGATCACGTCCGTGGACGACGCCGGCGGCGGAGCGGATCCGAATGAAGCCTCAGTCGGCACGTTTTACGCGAAGGTTGCGCACAATTCCTCGGATCCGGCAGTGCTGGCCGATATGGACGCGGACAGATGCAATTTTTGGCTGACGATGCGCGACCAGCAGGACGATTCGAAGACTCCGCACAGAGGAGACGTCTTCGTCTGGAAGGGGCGGCGCTTGCAGGTAGATACGGCGCCGCCTGCCGCAGACGGATATATCAGGTGTCTCTGCTTCGAGGTGTTCTAAATGTCGAGGATAACGGCCGAGTGGGCGGACGGCTGCAACGTGAGACTATCGAAACGGCTTGAATCTATGAGCGACAACATAATCTCACAATGCGAAGACGAATTGAAAAAAGCCGCCGAGGAAGTACAGACAGAGGCTAAATCCAAAGCGCCGGTAAAAACAGGCGCGCTGCGCGAGTCCATCAAAAAAAGGTTCTACCGTAATCTGGTCACGAATATGGCCGCGCGCGTCTGGGCCGATTATCCTGAGACAGACAAGGTGCGCATGAGCACTACGAAGAAACAGAAAAAAGGCAGCCGCGTCTATTACGCTTTCGCAATGGAATTCGGCACCAGGCACAACCGCGCGTTCCCGTTCATGAAGCCCGCCGCGGCCACGGTGGACGACGAGATAGCGGGACGCATCGAACGCATCATCAATCGGGAGGCTGACAGAGTATGAGTTATTTTGACGTACAGGAAGAACTGGCGGCAGCCGTTGCCTCGATCGCCAGGATATCTCAGGTCTACGATCTGATCGTGCCGCCCGAAAAGATAAAGGACGCGGTTTCGCCGTACGTCTGCATAGGAGACATGAAGTTCGGCGAGGGCCGCACGATAGACGAGAACGAAAGAACTTTGAAGATCGACGTCTACGTGTGGGCCAAGTACCAGGGCAAAAAGGTGGTCGCAGAGCTGACAAGCGCGATAGAAGACAAACTGTTCGCGCTGGAAAGCCGCGATTATCACCTGGAAAGCGGCGTGCTGAGCTACAACCCGGAAACGGGATGGTCGCTGGCAAAACTGGTGGTGCGCTGCTATTACGAAGCTAAATAGCTAGATTCAGGCGCAAAATTTAAAAAACGTATCAAGGGTACCCGGCGTAACCGGGAAACAGGCGGCTCGGACTTATGTCCGGGCCGCTTTTTTGTTATGAGGAGATGATTTGATTGAAAATAGCCGCTAAAAATTCACAGGTCATGATCAAGAACGCGTCGAACGTTACGGCGCTTGCCAACGTGAAGGATTGGGCGCTCAACATGAGCCGCGGCACCATCGACGCATCCACAATCGACACGGAATGGAAAGAAAGCCTGGTAGGCCAGATCAGCGCGGACGGCAGCATGAACCTGCTGCTGGATCCGGAGGATACGACCATCCAGAGAGCGCTGGAAGACGCGATGATGAACGGCACGGAGACGGAATTCCATTTCCGTCCGCAGGGAACAGGAACAGGCAAGCTGGATTATTCGCTCACGGCGCTGGTGACGCAGTGGAACATCACGGGCGCGACGGAAGACGCCATCGCAATTTCCGTAAATATCGCGGGCGTTGGCGCGGTGACGCGCAGCTCGCAGACGGCATAGGAGGTTTAGGCGTTGGAAGTCAAACTTGGCGATAAGACCTACGAAATTCGCTATCCGTTCTTTGCCTGCCGCGAGATCGAGAAGGCCAGCGGCAAGAGCGTGACGATGTTCGCGCTGGAGATGTCCGACAAGGCCGAAGCAGGCGATATTTCGTTCGATTCGCTTGCTATCCTGGTCTGGGCCGGCATTCTGCACATGCGCAGGAATATGACGCTCGACCAGGTGGCTGTCCAGCTGGACGACGCCTGCGAAGGACATAATTTCGTAGATATCATGGCCGGCTGCGCAGAAGCGCTGCTGCAAAGCATCAAGAGCAAGTTCCCGGTCAAAGAAGAGGCCGAGGACGAAAAGGACGAAGAGGCAAAAAACTGACCGAGAAGGGCCCGGACGCGTACTTTCAGCACTGTCTGCTGATAGCGTTGGGCCCTTTGCGGCTTTCACACGAAGATCTGTGGCACGTTACGTACGGGGAATTTCTCGACCTGCTGGCAGGCTGGCGCTACCGCGAATTTTTGGAAGCGCAGAAACGCGCTGAGCTGGCGTCGCTTATTACTGCTCCGTGGTACAAACATCCCATTTCCGTACAGGATATTGCCGGCGTATGGGATGACGAAACGATGAGAGCCTACGGCAAAATGGAGGCTTTCAAGCTGTTTAAAGACCGCATCATCAAAAAACGGCGGACGAAAGAAAAAATGTCGTGTCCGTAGTTCGGTGCTTGGTTTGGCGGCAAATACAGATATAATGGTATAAAAAGAAAAACGCAAAAATAAGCCTCCGCCTGCGGGCGGGGGCTTCATTTTTTTTATTAAAATCTTTCTGTTTCCCGTAGGAAACGGAACCCCGAAAAGTCATTGTTTGATATCAATTAGGCTGTGTTTTATTATAAATGTGCGAAACCACGAGATTATGATGGATTAAGCTTTAAGAGTAAAGGCGATATAATTTCTTGAAGTTATGATATCCAACATAAAAAATAATTACTGTAAAATATTGCTACAACAGATAAAACAATCATTATATAAAAGTTAATAAAAATAATAAAAAGAAACCGTTCCCGTCAGCCTAAAAACTAGGCCGACGGGAAAACGGACCTTTAAAAATGCATACAAGCCAGCGAGACCTCCTCTTGACAATATGCAAAAGTATGTTATTTTATGTTAAACGATGCATGAAAGAAGTGAGGCTATGGATGATTTCCTGACGGTAAGTATGATAGCAGAATTGCTGGGAGTTACTAAAATCACGGTTCAGCGATGGCTTAGAGAAGGAAAAATCGATGGCAAAAAGTTTGGAAAATCATGGCGCGTCAGCAAAGAAGAATTAAAGAAAATTTTGCCTGACGAAAAATAGATTACGGCATCCCTGACTTATTAAAAGAGGCGAGGCCCGTGTTTACGAAGGTAAGAGGCGTTACGTTCGAAAACGAAGACGGCAGCAGCAGACAGGATATTCTGGAGGAACTTTACACAGAAGCCTGCGATGGCGATGCTGTTGAGCTGCGCCGCGAGCCTGACAACGAGTATGACGAGAACGCCATCGCCGTGTATACGGAGGATGAACGGCAGCTTGGTTTTTTGAGCCGAGAGCTAGCCGCCGACCTGGCACCGGAGATGGACGATGGCTGGGAGCCGGAGGCCGCGATCGCAAATATCACGCAAAGCAAGAGCGGGGTTTACGGATGCAATATCGAGATCATCAGAGAAGGAGACGAAGATCGCGCTAAAACAAGCCATACGCGGACAAAAACGAACCACGAAAAAAGCGGACCTGACTGGATGCTTATATTTGCCGGGGTCATTGCTCTGATTCTGCTTGTGTGTGTGGCATGGAAAGTTTTTAAGTGGATTGCTGTCGGCATATTACTGCTTCTACTCTAACAAAGTTTAAATTTGATCAAGCCGCCCTTCGGGGCGGCTTTTTTTATTATAAGAAGGTGAGAGCATGGCGGGCAAAGCTCTGGCAATAAGATTAGGTCTGGATACGAGCGATTTTCAAAAGGGCATCAATGTAGCCAAAAGGCGTCTGACCGCGTTCTTCGGCAAGGACGTTATGAAAGGTTCGGACGAACTGCTGTCAAAATTGAAATATGTCGCGGCTGGCATTACGGCTTTAGGCATAAAGTCAATTATTGCCTCCGCAAATTTTGAAATGACGAGGCGTTCTATTACCGCGTTGATAGGCGACAGCGAAAAGGCGAATCAGCATCTTCAGAAATTGCAGCAGTTTGCCGCGACGACGCCTTTTGATTTTACTCAGACGGTAGAAGCGTCAAAAAAACTGCAAGCATACGGCCTGGCGGCCGACAACGTTATCCCGGTACTTCGCGCTCTTGGCGACGCCAATACGGCAGTGGGCGGCAACCAGGAAACTTTGGACCAGATGACGCTGGCGATCGGTCAGATGATGGCGAAGGGCAAGCTGGCGTCGGAAGAACTGACTCGGCAATTGGGGCAGGTGATTCCCGCCTGGAAACTGATTGCTGACCAGATGGGTATTTCCGTAGCCGAGTTAATGAAGCGCGTGAGCAAGGGCTCTGTGGACGCCACCACCGGTCTGACCGCTCTGTTTGAGGGCATAAACAAGAAGTACGGCGGCATGATGCAGCAGATGTCCGGAGAGATCCCGCAGCTGTTCAGCAACATGAAAGACAGCATTGGGTTCATCATGCGCGATATTGGGTCAGAAATAATTGACGGGCTCAATCTAAAGAGCAGATTTCAGGAAATAAGCGATTGGCTGGCAGCGTTCGCCTCCGTTTTGCATAATTCTGGAATTAAAGAGGCTTTTTCCCAGCTTGTTCCTGACAACATTAAAGGCGAAATTGTCGGCATTGCTATAGCTGTTGCAGGTATGCTGGTGCCGGCTCTGGCAAAACTTGCCGTTGTAATTTTGGGAATTACCGGGCCTTTCGGCATAGTCGTCGCAGCTTCCGGCGTGGCGGTCGCTATGATAGCTTCACAGTGGGACAGTATAGAAGGATTCTTTACAAATCTTTGGGACAGCGTCAAAGCGATCTGCGAAGGCGGAGCGAACATCGTACTGCAAACAATCAGAAAAGTCGGTTCATATTTCGGCGTTCTAAGCGAAACGACAAAAAACGGCCTGGATGAGACGATAAAGAACTATTCCGCCGATTGGGACGCGAGATATGCCAAAACATTGTCAAAACTTCCAGCTGTCAAAGGCCAGGAACAGAGATTTCAGATTGAAAAGGGAACGACAACGCCAAAGATCAACAACGGTTCGCTGGGATTTTATGAACGTGTTGTAAAACCAATGGTAGATAAGATAAATAAGGAATTTCAGCAGAAGCCTGTCGATTTCAGCAAAGCCTTTGCCGGACTTTCGACCGGCTTCGGCGGCGGGAAAAAAGGCAAGAGCACCAAGACAGCCAGCGGCCTTTCTGCTGTTGATACGTTTGTTGGATCTATCCGCGATCAGATGAAGTATCTAGGCGTTGACGGGGCGTCCTTCCTCGGTGTGCTTGATCAGTGGC